GGTGTGTGGCTCTAAGTCCATCCTTTGATCTATAATCATCCTGATAGTCTGAACCAAACTTATTCAATTTACGACTTCCATCACCACCATGAGATTTCTCAAACCTTCTCATATTTCTTCTACCAACATTTCCACCTGATGTAAAAGATTGACCTTTTCCATGTTCTTTTTTAGAAAATCTCTTTCCTACACCCACAGAACCTTTCTTAACAGTTTCCATTCTTTCCTGTTTGTTTAGTTCATTAAGTTCATTACCTATTTCTACTTCTTCCTTTGCCTCAACCATATCACCCTCTGGCTCTTGACTATTCGCTAATGGTAAAAAGTTAGAACCTAATCCACCACCTGCTTTATAAATTTTTGAATCAAACTTCTTTTTCGCTGCAGTATTATATGCAGAACCAACTACGTTTCTAGAAGCATAGTCACCTTTTGTTAAGGTAATCATTTCATCCACATTTTCTTCCTTTGTAAGTTTATCACTTGCATTTAATACACCTTTGTGTCTCTTCTGCATCTTCTTATAGTCACCTTTAATTGCACTAGTTCCTATTTCTGTGGATGCTTTTTTAACATAACTACCTAAAGTTTTTTTGCTAACTTCATTTATCTGCCCTTCTTCTACAGAACTAGGGGTTGTGTCCTCATGCTCAATGACTTTACCATCAGCATCTTTCTGATGATGTTCTTTGGCAACCTTCTTACCCATCCTTTTTTTGATTGCTTTGTCTATAGAACCCATGTACTCATCTTTACCAGATTCTATTTTACCGTCACCATCGTAGTCCTTCTTCGCCATCTTACCTTCAAGGTAAGGTTTACGAAGATCTTCGTATGCTTGGGACCAAGGATTACTCATCTGTATTTTTTAATCTTTTATATTTATTATTTAGTCAGTTTCTATATCTCTACGGATTCTGTAATCCAAGATCTGAACATCTCTTTATTTTTATCTAAGCAGATTAGATGATTAGATCCTCTTCTTATTATAACTCCTATCCTATCATGTGACTCGATGACTGCTCCTCTCTTGAAAATATCACCTGCAATATATTGCTCACGAATTGTTCTCTCATCTACAGGTATTATATTAAGACTGATAAAATTATATAAGTTTCCGTTTTGTTCAAGAGCGAGTTTCTGTAATTCTTTTGCTCTGCTTTGTCTGACTACAATATTGACAGCACCATATCCACTCTCATATATTGATTGCAATACATCATATATTGTCTCAGCATTTTCGTCATCTATAATAGCATCACCATAAGTTTCTTTGAGTCCTTCTATGTCAGCATCTCTGCTTGGAAAAATATAATATCTACCTTCTGCATATTCTTCTGTTGCACCTACAATATTGGATGCTATTTCTTCATCGTCAAACTTATCAAATGCAATTGTAAGAGGTTGACTTCTTGCAGCAGCATCTAATTCTTTTCTAGCAGCAGCATTTTGAACAAGTGTTGTCATTCTCTCCATATCAGCAGCAGTGCCACCACTCTTTGATCCTGCTTGATTAACACCACCACTAGCAAACTTAGATCCTAATTGAGCAGCAGTGGATGTATTTTTAGCATCATCATCTTGAGCAGCACTTCTACCAGAGAACATTTTGAGTTCTCCTGCTACAGTTTTTGCTTTTAGATTACCTTGTTTGTCATACCAATCTCCGTGACCGTCCCCGACGAGACCCAAACGTTTTGCTTGAGACGACGCCTTTGTAGTTCTTGCTTCTGCGATGAATTGTGCGTATGCCTTCACGGATTCTTTTATAAAATTGAGATTTGTTTTTTTGAATTAACGCGAGACCTAATGTCTTGTATTGTATATATTTATGCTCGTCATCCTGCAGACCTTCAATAAACTCTAGGTAGAACTGAGTGAAGGTCTCAAGTTCTATTTTCATAGACGCTACTTTTTTCTTATCTCTTGTATATTGAAAGATAAGTTCGTTCATTAAATCTTCAATCATAAGTAAAAGAATCCTGTGCCTGCTTCAAGAACCTGCCTGAGTAAAATTTTGTAACCATCTGCTCTTTTATCTGCATCTACTCTAGCACGAAACTTAACTAATAGTTTATTATTATTATTGATTTTAATAGTCGGGTTATCTGTAAAATTAGATACGACTGATAGGTCAGCATTCTCAATAGCATCCTCAAACTCTGGACCAAAAGTTCTTTGAATATATCCTCCCTGTGCTCCTGCCAATTTTACTAATTGTATATCATCATCACCTCTTGTTGCACCATATCTGATTGTGGCAGCAAGTTTTCTTCTAAAATTTAATGAATCAATTTGAGTTTTGATTACTTTCTCTGCTCCTTGATAATATATCTTTGCTGCTTTTTTCAATTTGGTTCCCCAGACACTTCCAGTAACATCTTTACTTGTTTGTGCTCTGAAAGAAAATGCATCAGTCACATTAAATTCTTTTATAAAATTATTCACCTCATTTTTTACTTTACCATCTACAATAATTCCCATATTATCAGCAAAAAGTTTATCGAATTCAGCAATACCAAATCCCTTGACTTGAGCAAACTGTTTACCACTTTCAGCTTTGAGTGAGATTTGTTTTCCTATCTTCTTACCATTAGCAAACAATCCTATGTCTACCTTAGTTTCATTTTGATTACTTACACCATCAGCATCTACAAGTATCTTATCATTCTTAGCATTGGTTGCTAATCTATTTGCTTCCCTTATAAATGTAGGATCATTATTAGCATATCTCACTGCTCTATCATATATGTCTCTGACCTGAGTTCGATTTGATTGTTTAGATAGGAAGTCCATCGCAGGTTGAGGTAAAGTAAGTTTGAAAACTACCTTATCTAAAAACATCAACTCTCTCACAATATTTACAGTTGTCTCTATTTCATTTCCGGGGGCACCTTGAGGTATAAAATCAAATGGTTTAGGAACATCTCTAACAGTCTTACGATATATGCCACCACTTCTAAAAAATTTTGCTAAAACTGCATCTACATCAGTTGCATTTACTTGAGGTAAATTATCTACAGTTTGCCTTAATTGTCTTTTTATAAACTTTGCAGTCAAAGCAGCACCCATAATACCTTCTGCTATGTCTCCTCGATTAGCAGAAATTTTTGCCATAAAAAAATACCCCCTGTATAGGAGGTATTTATTTTTATATTAGACCTAAAGATCCGGCGGTTACACCCACTGCTAGAAAGAAACCAAATTCTATAAGGTCTCTAAATGGACTATGCAGTAGTTGTTTCATTAACCGATTGAAGGTGCTGATAAAGCAACTGTTGTTGACTCTGCTGATGCAAGATCAAGTGGGAAGTTGTGTGCATTTCTTTCGTGCATTACTTCCATACCTAAGTTTGCTCTGTTTAGAACGTCACCCCATGTAGGAATGATTTTCCCGTTTACATCTACAACTGATTGGTTGAAGTTGAAACCGTTCAAATTGAATGCCATTGTACAGATACCCATAGAGGTCAACCATACACATACAACTGGGAATACAGCAAGGAAGAAGTGTAAACTTCTTGAGTTATTGAATGAAGCATATTGGAAAATAAGTCTTCCGAAATATCCGTGTGCTGCCACGATATTATATGTTTCTTCTTCTTGTCCAAACTTATATCCATAGTTCTGAGACTCAGTTTCTGTAGTTTCTCTGATTAGAGATGATGTAACTAAAGAACCGTGCATAGCACTGAAGAGTGAACCACCAAACATACCTGCTACACCTGCCATATGGAATGGGTGCATTAGGATATTATGTTCTGCTTGGAATACGAACATGAAGTTGAATGTTCCAGAGATACCTAGAGGCATACCGTCAGAAAAACTTCCTTGTCCGAAAGGATACACTAAAAATACAGCAAATGCTGCAGATACTGGTGCAGAATATGCTACACAGATCCATGGTCTCATACCTAATCTGTATGATAATTCCCACTGTCTACCCATGTAGGCAGAAATTCCAATAAGGAAGTGAAAAATAACTAACTGATAAGGACCACCATTATACAACCACTCATCTAGAGTTGCTGCTTCCCAGATAGGATAGAAGTGTAGACCGATAGCATTTGAAGATGGAACAACTGCACCTGAGATAATGTTGTTACCATACATGAAAGAACCTGCCACGGGTTCTCTGATTCCGTCGATATCGACAGGAGGTGCTGCAATGAATGCAACGATGAAACATGCTGCTGCTGTGAGTAAGCATGGGATCATGAGTACACCAAACCAACCAACATAAATTCTGTTGTTAGTTGATGTTACCCACTCGCAGAACTCAGGCCAACCTGCTAGGAGACCTTTACTGCGGGTTTGAGTTGAAAGAGTTGTCATTTAATAAGACGTTTGTAAGTAGGGCATCAAGGGTAGATGCGAAACTTATTTCCAGTAATCCCTCACTACTGGATAAAAGACGAAGTATTATACTGCCTATAGGTCTTGGTTTGAGAGCAGTCTTCAAAGGAGGGCGATCTTTCGAGTCCTATGAAATGTGTTGAGATAAAAACCTACTAGTCTTATTTATAGTAACACAACTTTACATACTTGTCAAGATTTAGGAAGATAAGGTTCAATCACATTTCGATTAACAAAAGGCATATGATCATACTTGGCATAGAAATATGGATGAAGTCCTGTAATCTTCTTCAACTCAGCAAGAAGTTTATCACGCTCTAGATATTGCTTATCATGACCTGCTTGAGGATGAAGTTTCTTTCTTCCTTTTTTACCTTCATACCCAAACAATATACCCATTGTTCCGGGATTTTGCCACCCAGTTTTTATACCAAGTTCTTTTGCATAATTAGTTTCTTTTCTTATCCATCCATCCTCTAAGATGTTCATTTCCATAGATGTTAATTGTCTAGCAGTATCAAAAGAAATTTGATCTCTATTGGGACCAATTAAAGAATACTTCCACCACAACTCATCGAATTTGACAAGATCCTCTGTGACAACACGCCACATAGAACCTAGCACTGGTGATATGTAATCATAAAAGTTATATCCAACATCCTTGATAGTTTGAGTAATCAGTATTTGATCATCCCAAGTATTCATTGATGCCATAAATCCTTCCAAGACCTCATCCAAATACGAAAATTTATTTGGATGTCTCATAATTGTAAAATCATAATTGTCAAGATTTTGTTTGGAACGCTCAACATATTCTTTTGTCATCACATAACAACCATCTAACCAAGTTGTCTTTGATCCAATGGGAAAGTATAAGTGTGGATTGATTTTAGGGTGAGCAGATCTTCTTCTAGGACAATCATGTTCTATTAAGATATCTCTAAACTCCCATGGTCCCTTCTTTTCTACAGTGCCATCAGTAAAGCAAACATATTGAACATCAGGATCATAGTAATGATCCGGTATCTCGTCATACCCATTAGTGATACAGGTGTAGACAATCATTTTTTCCATTTTTACACTACTAGATACGTATATAAGATCATAGTTTTTACCCTCTGAAGTTCTACCAAAAGGAATATATCCTGAGACTTTGCCGAAGGAAATATCAACATGATCAGAATACTCTACTGGACACTCTAGAGTTCTATAATTAGAATAACTTAATCCAGTGATTCGTGATAACTTCTTTACAAAATCAATTGGATTTTTTGATTCATAATATTTATAGGCACCTGATTTAATTTGCCACCATTCACCATTAGGTTCAGCGTCTGAAAACTTGTTAATAAAATCACGACATGAAGTAGATCCATATTCTGTTGGTAAAGAAACTGCCATTGAGAGTTGATCCCTGACACCACCAAGCATGTATAATTCCCACCACCTTTCATTAAATTCATCCTGATCTCTACGCCAAATAATTGTTCCCATCGACTGAAAATGGGTTTCAAAATTGTATGTTTCTTTTATATGCTCTGTAAAAGATAGTATATCTTTTTCACTTACCCAACCACGATAAACATACTCCGCACATTCTTCAAGATATGTATGTTCATGTGGATGATGTAACACAAACAAATCATGCTTCTCAAAAATCTCTTCTGAAAGATCCTTAAATTTTTCATTTAATAAATGAACTCTACTAGCATCAATATAAACAGAGGGTCCTGAAAATGGACATCTAATCTTAGGTATCCTACTATCACGTACCATGTCTCCTGTAGATTCTTCTACCTCAGTGATTACTTGAACCCATGATGGTGCTTGAAGATCTTCAATATAATTTCCAATATTAACAGTGTAGTAAATCATCTATCATCTGCTGCTCTATTCTCCGAGTGATAAACATCAAAGTCTCCTCCGGGATAACGTTTCTTAAGTTTTTCAACGTTACCTGCTATGACCTCATCTAAAGATACATCGAGTGCTTTACATGCCTGCATCACGTACCACATAACGTCACCCAACTCAATAATAAGATGTTCTCTATTATCGTCGTTCCAAGGTTTACCTTGGAATAACATTTTCTTAACGATCTCCATAAACTCACCACCTTCAGCACTGATACCAACAGCAGCAGTAAGAAGCCGCTGAATATTGGAACCTTCTCCGTCAAGATATTCAATACTATCAAGGAAAGATTTATAATCTTTACTGGGATTGGATGTGACACCATCCACGAATACAGCGTACTTTTCGAGATCAACTTGTTTAGAATTTCCAGTCATTAAAACTTGCCTTTGAAACTTTTGCAGGAATAGGTGTATCTACACTTGTGTCCAAGATATCATCTTGTGCTTCCTGTTCACAATCATATAACCTCATCTTAGGTCTGTCAATACCAACAACAAATCTTTTATTGTATGTTGGATCATTATATCTATTCTTCAATTGCTTGACCATTATTTGTCCAAGTTCCTCTAGTTCATCACTACTAATAAGTGCAATCATAAGGTCAGCAGTTGCAGGAAGACCGAATGATTCTGATGTATCTGTGAGATCAGGGTCAGTGCTAGTAAAACCACTTCTTGTAGTTTGAGTTGCAGAAAAAATTGGTACGTCAAATTCCACAGCAAGACCACGAAGTTCTTCAGCAATTGCTTTGACATAATTGTATGAGTTTACATTGACAGCACTTCTATATCTTGATGATGCACAGATGTTTAGATAATCAATAAAAATAATATCAGGTATAAAATTTTTCTTGAGTTTCAATTCACTCAATAATGATCTGAAGTGTCCTACATGTGCAGATGCAGTAGGATACTCTTTGATGATCAACTTACCTTGAGTTTTTTCTCTGAGTTTGTTTACCTTTTTTTCAAAAATAGTTTTTGGTAATTCTGCAACTTCTTTGATATTTGTATTCAATAAGTTGGCGTCAATTCTTTCTGCTATTTTCTCCTCTGCCATCTCACAAGTAACATATAAAACATTCTTGCCTTGCAGTAAAACACTAGCAGCATAGTGGCACATGAATAATGATTTACCAACACCTGTTCCTGCGAGTGCAATATTCAAAGTTTTATTAGATACACCACCTGCTGTGATCTTGTTGAACATCTCAAGGTCAAACTCTATCTTGTTTTCTTTTCTATGATAGTATTCATATCTTCCCTCAGAGTCATCAATATAATCATGACCTACATGTTGATCAAATCCTACTGCTAAAGCATCCTTCAGTATATCTGGTATCGCATCGTTACTATGCTTTTCATCTTGACCATCAGCAATTTGTATACTCTTCATCAATGCAAGATATATTGCTCTCTCTTTACACCATGACTCTGTGGTATCTTCTGCCCATGCTCTCTCAGAGGTTGACTCATGCAAAGCATCAATCAAATTTTGAACTAAAGAAAACTCATCTTGTGTAAGGTCATCACGCTTCTCTGCCTCGATATGAAGAACTTCTTTGGTAGGAAGTCCATCATATGCTTTGACATATTCTGCAATTTGTTGAAACACTACACGATCAGTTCTCTCTTCAAAATATTCATCACGAATAAATGGGAGAACCTTACGAGCATATACTTCGTCATGAAGTAAATTACTCAGAATCGTTAGTGGTACTCTCTCCGTTTCCATAACTAAAAGTTTGTTTTGCAACAGTGTCAATTTTTTCTAATACTTCTTGAGTGAAGTATTTTTCAGGATTCTTGTATATCTCAGAGGCATATATTTTCTTACCCTCAACTTCGTAACGAGTTGAGACTTTCTTCCAGATACCACCTTTCTCAGCAAGTTCAAGAAGACCATAGTATTTGTCCAGACCACGCTTGTCATAATATAAACGTGTAGAAATTTGTTCGCTTTCTTTGCTTATACGCGACTTAATAACCTTTGCCTTGATAATGTTTCCGACTCTTTCTGTTCCTTCTTTTTCTTGAGATTTAGATAGGTATATGATAGTAGTGGCAGCATACTTGAGACCGCTACCACCGCCCATCTCCTTTGTGGGCATGTAAGATCCGATAACATCATAGGTGTGGTTCAAAACAATTAGTGGGACTTTGGCAATACTGAGTTTCTGTGTTAGAACTCTGAATGCACCTTTTACAAGTTGTGCCTTAGACATGTCACGAACTGACTTACCATCCGCTATATCTTTGGTTTCTTTTTCCGTAGAAAGATTTCCTAAAGAATCAAGAACCATGAGCATTGGTTGTCGTTTTTCTTCTTCCTGACTATTATACTTGTCTAGTATTTTATATGCAACATTTCTGAAGTCTTCTACAGTCAAGCAGTCGATTGTTAGAAACTGTTTTCCTGTGGGATCCATTCCCCTCTTCTCTAGTAATTCTTTTGTTATAGCACCCTCTGTGTCAAAATATACAACTCCTCCTTTAGGATTTTCTTTCATAAAATTATTACAGATAGAAAGGGCAAAAAAAGTTTTACCCGTTGCTTCTGCTCCTGCAATAGCAGTAATTTTATTGTCAGATACACCTCCAAAGATGGATGTGCTACAGAGTGCATTGAAGATATAGGAACCAGTATCTAGAAATGAATGTGATTCTTCCAGATTCTTGGACAACTTTGCGGTGTCCTTTCCTATATCTTTGATTACATCATCAAAAAAATTCATCAAATTACCATTCCATAGGTTTCTCGCAGGATCTTTTTGTAAGGACCACCGGGATGTGCATCCCTAGTTTCCTTTACTAACTTCAATTTTTCATATAGGGATGAATCCCCACCAAGTGTCAACGCTTTGACAATAGTTTCTAGTTCTTTGTCGTTAATTGGTAAATCCAAAATAAAATGTCCTGATTTTAAGAGTATAGCACTAAATGAAGAAAGATTCAAGTGTTGCAGTTTTTTCAAGTGACCACCCAATAGCATCCAGTATCGCCCGAACAGGTTCGATAAAAGATTTATTGAATTGTAAATCGTAATCGATATATTTTTGTAATCCTAACTCAGTGGGAAATTGATTGATAAACGAAATAACATTTTCATGAATCGGATTAGGTTTCTTGAGGTAAACAAACTTTATTTTTTCGCCATTGTTTATCATATTATACTTATTATCTAGTTTATTTTTCTTTATATGATGATTGAAAAGTAAAGATCCTCTAGAGTGAATAGGAGTTCCTTTGGTGTATATGCCACTTGAACTTTGATACTTCGTTACATTAGAAACCGATCTAGGAAATGCAATCTCCTCTGCAGGCAACTTCTTGAAGTCTACTCTTGCTTTTTCTACAAAGTCTATAATATCTTGTTCGGTCTGTGTTAGTATAACTTTCAATGCATCTCTAATAAGAGTTCTACATGGTGCAGGTGTAGATGATTTGACTGCTTCAATACCCATCATCTTGAGTTTTGGTTCTGCAAATCTTACACCTTCTATATCCCATGCATTCAAAATATATCTTTTCTTTGCTGTCCATATACCTCTCTCTGCTATTGTCTCACGCTTCATAAACATCTTCTGTTCGTAAGCATTTACATACGTGGCCAACGCTTCGTAAGAACTCGAAATATACTTTTCAAGTTCCACATCACAGATCTTATCAAGGAACGAGACAATGCCTTCAGTAATTTTTTCTCTCCCTTTGTATACAGTTTCGACCAGAGGACCCATATGCAAATAGATAGAGTCAGTATCACTAGCAATGACATAATCAACCTCCTTAGTTTTTAGTATTTTATTAATGTAGATGTTCATTTTGTTTTC